TTTGATGTTAAATTTGTGTTTAATCAACCGCTCTCCTTGCGACATGTCATCAAAGTTTGTCTCAGGAGCAAGTGATCCATCTTCCATTTGAGCCACAAACCAATAACCGGAAGCAGTGTCAATACGCCAGCCTTGAACCTGTGGTAAAAAAGAAGACATGATTGTTTCAAGCACTTGATTCATATGATGTGTGTATTGCGTCCACACTATGACTTCGTAAGTGGCCGTGATGAATTGTGGTGATGGAACAACAATTGTCTCGTATACGTTTTTTGTGTCCCTCTTTCCCGAGAGGTACCCTCCTGACTTGACCGTCTGTATCTCAGACATGTCTCCGACCGCGGAAGTCGTAGACAATTGGTTGTTGATTGCATCGATAGGGTTGACAGCAAGATTAGACTGGTTCTTCAGGAGTGTCCTGTTTATTAAGTTTTGGTAAACCCTGTCAGATTTATCAAGACGTCTCTTGATGATAATCTCACCCGTCTTCTGATTTATTCCTCGACCTACGAGGTCCTCCGAGGCCGTCTGGGAAAGTCCGGTTCTTCCAATGGTTATGATCGGAAGAATCAACGTATTTGACTTGTCACGAAGAGGCTTGTTTCTCTTTAGCATTGCCCACTTTTCACCGCCTGCAAAGACGACTGGGACTTTTTTCGAGTTTTCGTGACCTTCTCCTGAGACCTGAATCGGTAGTTCCTTATCAAAGAGATTGAAAATAGCTACGTCAACGTCCTCTATTCCCACGGACGGAATGACAAAGTCTGACACTGGACCTGATCCCGGATAACCCGTGGGTAGGGGCTGTTGTCCCTGTGTAATATTTGCTTTTGCATTGAATCTGTTTGGCATCCGTCAATCCTCGTCATAAAATGCTGCACCAGAACCGGTCTTATCACCCGTCGGAGACACTTCTCTCGGACCGGTCAACGGGGCGTCCAATACACCATTTCTGACGAGATCTCTGACGTCATGAGTCTCGCCCAATTTGTTCTCGGCAATTCCTCTTTGCTGTACAAACGTATCTTGAATTGCATCAGTGTCAGTAAAACTAAGGCCAGTGGGTCCGATGATGTTCGTATTAAACTGACTCTGTCTCACTTTTGTACCGGTCAATTTGACGCCATCAATGTGTTCAGGCATGCCGTAAATGTTACGCATGAAATTTAATTCGGTGACCTCATAAAATATGAAAGAAAATGAATAATAATCTCCAATTGCAGGAGTTATACCTTTTTCTACAAGGTCGCGGTGTTGCATGAAGACCTCCAATTTGTATTGTGCATCTACACCAAATTGGTTTATCTTTGTTTCTGTCTGAAAACTGCTGTCGACTAAGGCATCTATCTCGATGGGGTTATCGAAAACTTTTTGCGTTGCCTCGTTATAGACTCCATGAGTTTTTGTCTTGATCTCAGACATTGGATAATAGTAAATTTTCTGCCCAATTACGTCCTTGATGATCTCCTTGGTGATGTCAGAGATGAAATTGAGTTCCCTTGGGGTTATGAAAAGCCTCGCCATCCGTCACCCCACCACAATGCTTTTGCCCAGTGGCATCGGCACGTACTTGAGTTGTTTCTGCATGTTTTCAGCCAGCAAGGCCTGCTGCTCCATCAACTTGGCATTTGTTAGGTTGTCAAGGAATTCTTTCAGCTGCGTCTGTAGTTTGTCCTTCTCTTCCTTCGCTGAAGAAATGAGGCTTTCACCGTTCAAGGTAAGATCAGCGTTAGGTATGGGGATGCTAGAAAACTTGGATCGGATGAGGCCCAGCAGTTCTTTGCAAAGCGCCAACGTGTACTGCCTGATCCATTGTCTGCCGGGTTGTGTAATTGAGGTAAACGGTATATTCCCTAACGGGACGTTTTGTGGTCCTGACACTCCGTAGATGGTCTGGTCTTGACCTTGCAGTGCGGTTGCATTGAGGGGGTCTAACGCACCCTGTACTTTCATGTACAACCTACCTGTCTGCAGGTCGGTCGTTGGAATAGGATAGATCCTTAGATTGCTGCCCATGATTTCATAAGAATAGTTTGAACGCCTCACTCTAAAGGCGGCCTCAAGCATGCCTCTTCTCAGAACATCCTCGAAGATCGGCAACACGTAAAACACCGTGGAGTTGACGTACGACTCATAGTTAAAGTTCGTGGCAAGGAAGTTTGTGATGTTTGACGCATTCAACAGGAAGTGTTGTGCAGCAAGCGGTTCGAAGTGAAATACTTCAAGCACTCGAAGCTGGCTTTTTGTCGTCATGTTTTGATACACCAGACTTCCTGACACTGAGTCCTTCAGCTCGGTATAGATGTTGTAATCCTGTTTTCCCGATACTAGGTCAACGTAACCCAAGGTAGAATTGTATACCCCTCCTACACCTGCATACGTAGAGTAAGGTGACGCCTGACGCATCAGGAACTCCAACGTTTGATGCGGGTACCGATTAGTCAAGTCGTTGCTTGCAGTGGGCATTCCAAGTACATTGGCAAGTTCAGATTGAATCTTCATCTCGTGAATTTTACGTGAGTACTCACAGCAAGACTCCTCGAAACACGCCCATATCTCTTTACGCGTCAACTCCACCGACAGTACGTCGTCACCCAACTTACGCTTTACGAATGTAACCATGGAATCAGCCTCAACCTGAAACTGAGAATCAGAATCAAAGAAGCCGAACGGTGTAGGTTGTATCGTCTGTACAAAGCTTGGCATGCGATCCTCTCCACATAAGTATTGTGGAACTTATGCATGTGCAAGATCGTAATTGTACAACTAACAAATTTAAATTTGTAATTAAGGTATTAGGGGGCAAGTTATGTTGATCATCATAAACATGAATGACGATGAAAATACTGAAAAGCGTGAGAACGAGATTGAAGATGCGAGCGAAAGTGAGCATCGTCACTTTCGCGAACAAACACAACTTCAACTTATTGAAGTGTCATCTATTTTTACTTAAACCATCAAAATAAGGAAGTGAAGAAGTCGCCTCAAAACTGAGATTACTTGAATCTGTTGAGGCAGGAGATGCACTAAGAAACAACGGCCAGTCGGAGTTGTTGAGATTTTGAACGTTGTAAATGCTATCAATACTGGAGGTTGTTTCTGGTTGTTTCACAAACAAAACCTTTACTGGAGATGATCCAATCGTGTCATCTATTTCACCCAGCAAGAAATACTTTGTGTCTAATCTTTGTTCTAGCATGTCCCTAAAATTACCATACCTGTCGCGCCGAAAGACCATCGTCGAGTAAGAAGGTAATCCATTATAGATCCCATATTTCCAGCCGCTTATCACAGGTCCGATCTTAAATCTCATACGAGAAAAATTAGCGCCAGATGCCCAGATAGGAGGAATCCATTCCTTCACCTCCCTGAACGAGATACCACCGGGCCCTAGGTTAGGATTTACTTCGTTGTTTTCTTTCCCGTCTCCAAATCCATAGAAAAACTTAAGCATATCATCTTGACCCATGCTTGAAGTTACGTAGCAACCATTCACAACTCTAGTGTAGTCTACGTCACACATAACGTTAAACGTAAGATCACTATTTCTTTGACACACCAGTAGGTGTTCTACTTTTCTTTGAAACGCAGAGGTAGAATCTAACAACGTTGTTGTGACATATTGGGTAATCCTATTTGCTGCAAATTCCTTGTTTCTATTTACGTTTGAATAACGATGTTCGAACGGAAACGACTTAGTCCACACGCTTGAATTCATTCGTCGAAAATCTGCGTTGTCAACCAATGGAACTGAGTTGATTTCTATCATACCGTACTGTTTTTCACGATCAAACGCTCCAATGAATGGAGGACTATCAGGAAAAAATATCCTGTTTGGATTTGTCACAGCGTGAACATATTGACCGTCAATTTTGAGGCAATCAAAAAGATTTGGCACCATTGAGTCAAAGAATCTTTCGTGATCAGACGAGATTCTAACATAAGTCTGTCTGCCTGATCTTTCGTATGCCGGTTGCAAGATTTTAGACTTATTTCCTACTGACGCCAGTTCCGTGATAGAGCTGGTTGTTTCATCAAACAATGAATCTCTTGCAAAGAGATTGCTTGCAATACTTCCACGGGTAGTTCCTATGGATATTTTTTCCTGTACTTTCGAATAAACTTCACTGACAGGTGTAACTGAGAAACCGAACGACTGTGTCACGTGGTAAAATATTTTATTTTGGGTCCGTGGGAACATCGAACCTGTCACCATGCTGTCAGTGTACGAACCATAGAAAGAATCCTGGTATTCTACCCGAAATTGATCTGTCACTGGTTCGGATCCCAACGCTTCGTGTATCTGGTTTGACGCCAGATTTTGGTTCATTGTGTCATGAAACTCTTTACCTTCTCTCAACAAGGAACCATATAAAGTGACGCTAATTGATCCGGTATTGATCCACACGTCGTGCCTAAGACCCTGCCTGAACACGTCAACCGATGCACGTGTCACAGCCTGTATTCCATTTGTGTGCATGGCGGGCCTATTCTTAGACAATGCAAATATCAATTTGTCGCCCGGCATCAGCAAATAAGGTGATTTAGAGTTCTGTTCTATCGGGACTGCATATTGAATGTATGCCTGAAATTCAGAATTGTTATTGATGTCAAGATAGTCACTCAATGAGGTTGGAAAATCACTAAAACTTGATGACACAAACAACGGATTCTTTACTGTCATTTGATCCAGACTTTGAAATGTAGTGAACTCCTTTCCGAAAATGGATCTGCCACTTACGTTATTTCCCCTCGAGTCTCTTCCGAAAGGATTTACGCTTTTAACGTTTGAACTGATTACGTAGCCCTTTCCTCCATCATTAACCACATTTTCATAAACACTTATAGTTGGCCTCGTCATGTAGTCAATTGTTGCTTGTGCCCGTGCTGTGGCAACAGGGAGAGATAAAGCGGGAGCATATGACGTCATTCTCAATAGTTGACGTAAAGTCACACCGTTTGAGATACCTGCCTCGGTGGGAATCGATAAAGAACCTGTATACGTGCCCGCAGACGACTGCTTCACAACAACAGAGGGCGATGAGTTGTATTTGACAAATCCTTCAGGTTCAAAAGTCCAGATGGGATATGGTGAACCACCAGACTTAAGCCATGATTGTCTAACTGTTACGCTACCATAACTGTCGCCTTCCGGAATCACCGTTCCTGTCAGGATTAAGTCTCTGTGAACAAGTTCGCCATTTTTTATCTGATTGAAAAGCGATAAGGTTATCGCAGGTCCGGCAAAATCAAAGACGTTTGAGACAACCCCTCGATCTGTGGGAGAGCCTGCTGCACTTGTAGCCCCCAGCGGGGTACAGGACGTAGTCTTATCATTAAACCAACCTGGTCCCATCTTTACGGGTATGTTAAACACTGCCTTTTCTACCACGAAAGGCTGGTTAATGGGAATTGTGATCAACTCATCATCTGACGCGTTATAGTCGGGATTGATCTGCGGGTTTTTCAAATAAGTCTTTGATAAGGTGTCAATGGGAGATTCAACGTCGACCCAATCCTCTGAATCACGTCCAAAGTTTGGGTCTGATGATAATGCCGGAAATGAAATATCAATAGATCCTGACGCAACAACATTTCCTATCGGTCCAAAACAACGTGAATCCTCGGGCCAAAATTCACCGTAGGAAGAACCTAGTGCATCTCGAGGGTCTGCAATGTCTGACGGCGCGCCTCCCACTTGTGGGATGAACATACCTTTGATCTTATTGTTGTAGTAGTATATGGCAGATCCTGTTTCAAGCATCTGCAAAGGATGATTCAAAGGTAGGTCAAACTTGATTTGTGTTTTTGACCTCAGCGGATACCTTAAGCTCTCTCCGAAAAGAGAGGCAGGTGAACCTGTCATATAATATTGGCTTGCCATGCCTTGCTCAGGCCTGTTGTGATCACAGAAAGGTGAAACGTAATCTACCGGGATGAACGACAAAAATTGCTCGGCCGCAGTCTTTGATATGCTGGCCGTGATTTCCATGTCTCCATAGATTCCTTGTCTTTCGATTGCACCAGGTACGTTAAAGGAATAACCTCTCGGCAATGTCGTCGGAAGATTGACTATTGATGACCCTCCGTATGCTATGGAACGACGATCATCGAACATATCGAATGAAACCCTGTTGTTCGAAGCATCGCCGGTCCTGATGATCACGGGATATGATGCCCGTGTGTCACCGACATGAACCTCTTTCCTGGGCAAAATCCTCATGCGATTCACCGGAGGAGAGAACGTAATACCACAGCAAAAGAGTTCCTGACCCGGCCAATTAGAAATTCTTCCTAATAGACCGGACGGGGCAGTAACATCTACGTTGGATGGATACATGGTTACGTTGTACGGAACCGACGGATAAAACAGGTTTGAATCTCCGTAAGCGCTGTCGTAAACTGCGCCACCAAACTTTGACGTTGATCGCGTCGAGTCACCCGGGTGTCCCAATCCTACAGATAGGTCACGAAATCTCCAATAAGTGAGATCTGAATTTATTGTATCATTTACAAAAATAC